AAGCTACCTAACCACTTCCGAACTCATCCAAAAGTTTAAAGACCTAGACATTGAAAAGACGGTGGATATAATGGCGGATTACTCACGACCCGAAATAATTGCCGAAATGCAAAATGCAGGCTACAACGTGAACAACGCCAACAAGTCGGTTAAGATGGGGATTAACTACGTCAAGACCTTCGGGGTATTTTGTCAGGAAGAACCAACCCTCAAAAAGGAATACGAGAACTACAAGTGGAAGAAAGTAGGGGACATGATTCTCGACGAGCCAATCAAACTATACGACGATGCAATGGACGCTGTGAGGTATGCGACGACCTACATAAAAGAGATGTACTACACGGACGATGGCTACGTGGCGTTCTAACCAAAAGACGGACACATTACTTTTTAAGGTATGGCAATGACACTAATAGCAGCACCGCAAGACTTCACTCCTGCATACAACCCTTGCAAGTTTATATTCAACTCGACGAACAAAAACAACGAGGGGTTTCGATATATCTTTGACGTTTACGAAAGTGGCACGGCAACTAAGATAGCCGAGTACCGGGTACTGCCAACCTTCGGGACGGGATACGGGGAGGTGGACCTAAGCAAGTTGTTAAGTTCAAAGGTCTCAATCGATTTTGACCCGACTAACTACTCGGAAATTGACACCCCAAACACGAGATACAAATACGACGTTCAAGTAGGTGAAGAATATATAGTCACTTACTCTTACACCTCATCACTCGTAGACAACGGAGGAAACGTAAAAATTACACCTACCACGGCTCACACGTTTCAAGTAGGCGACCAAGTAGTTGTAGACGCAGGAACGAATTTATTAATCACGGGCTTATGGACGGTTCTCGCAATTACGGGAACGACTGACTTTACAATTTCGGCTTTGTGGTCGAACGTAACTGACGCAACGGAAGACGGCACGGTGACTTATGCGGACAAGCGAAAGACGGTCACACGTGACATTGAAGATGAGTTGAACAAGTACGTCTTCAACGGGGCTTTACCTTGGGCGCAGTTTAATAGCTACGACCTAAACACTTATTTACTCGACGATGAATTTGCGAGGTTCTTAACTTCATGCCCTACTTTGGGAATAACCATAACACCAACACAAGAAATTTGGTTTAACGGATTTAACAACTCGGTGACGGGGCGCATGGTTTTCACAAACTCAAACGGAGACTCGTTTTACTACGATGTGAATAACACCGAAATAACTACTCAGTTGTGCGTTGCAAGTCCAAGCCTTAACCTAACCGTTTTAAGTGGGACTGCGCCACTGATTAAGGACGACACTACGTACTACGAGGTTTATTTTATAGATGCGTCTGCGCCAACTGACAGCAAGACGTACACTTTTACCATTGACCAACGCTGTGCAATAAACGACTTTTATTTAGTCTTCCTTGACCGCATGGGTTCGTGGGGTTCGTTTGCTTTTCAACTTCGATTTACTGAAAATGGCACGGCAGTAAAGCAGTCGTTTAACAAAGTTGTTGAAGGTTACGTTTCGGGCAGTGAATGGATTTACGCAAACACGGAAGCGGGACTAACTACCTACTCGAGTACGGTCGATAAGATGTTCACCCTAAATACCAATTGGATGAGTGAGTCAATGGCTAAGTACTTCCAAGAGTTGATTACGTCACCTTCGGTTTACTTTTACAACGGGAGTGAATACCTTGCTTGTCAGGTTATGGACTCAACGTTTGAGGTCGAAAAGAAACGCAATAAGAACCTATTTAAAAAGACGGTTACAATTAAGTTAGCCAACCAAGACAAGGTAAATATATGAGCGTAAGAATACAACTTGAGACGGGCTACCTAGACGTAAAGGACGGGACTGCCTTCCCTTTAAATTTTGGCGTTGCTGATATTCGTGACGTAAGTAAAAAGTCGGGAGCGTTTAGTAAGACGATCACACTGACGGGGACGGATAATAATCACAACCTACTCAACCATTACTACGACGTAAATATCCAAGCGGGGACATTCAACATAAACACTCTTACTAGGTGTTCGATTATTCAAAACGGAATACCAGTTCTTGAAGCGGGTTACCTTCAACTAATTGCTGTTAACAAATCTCAAATCACAGCTGACTACGAAAACGAGGTAGAATACGAGGTGCTAATAAAAGACGAAAGTTCTGAGTTCTTTACTAGGCTCGGGAATAACGAACTTACTAACCTAGACTTTAGCGACCTTAACCACGAGTACCGGGCAGACAATGTAATAGCCTCTTACGCACACACGCAAGGGGATGGGTACAAATACCTCCTACCCTTTAAGGATAGTAACGACTATATTCTCAAAGACATGAAACCCGCTATTTATGCGAAGACATATTTCGATAGGATATTTAGCAACGCAGGGTTTTCGTACACATGGGACACGTTAGCAGCAGCAAACTTCGACAAACTCATAATACCATTTAACGGGGAGGGCGGTCTTGTAGATTACAATGACTACAAGGTCGAAGCAAATAACGCTTTAACTTTATCAGGTGCAAATTCAACTTTTGCCGATATAATTACGGGGTGGACTGAAACGACTGACAACTTCGGTTTGTTCGACCCAACTACGGGAGAATACACGCCACCTTTTAACTTAGTAGGAAGTGACAATGTCAACGTACAAATCACTTTTAACGCAGATGTTAACTTAATAAACACTTCGGGTGGCACGGCTTACTACGTTGACATAAGTTCGTCCGCACTTAACTACTCAAGTAATTACAAGCCTCGTTTTGTAGTTGAAAATAACGGCAACTTTTTAACGTCTGCGGTATTCTTAACAAGCGGAATAATTGTTAACGAGGGTGACACACTTGCGTCAGGAAGTAATACAATAGGCACGTTTCAGTTTACAATAAATGTGTTACTTGCCAACGTAATACTAACGGATATTGTTACTTTTTTAGGTGGCTTAAATATTCAGTTATCAAATAACTTGCAATGGTTAAACGGACCAACAACCGCAGGCACACCCGTAACAGTGACCTCCGAAATAGTATACAATAGTATTGATATTCAAATACTACCTTCGTCAAATATCGTCGGGTTCGGGGCGGTCATTGACATGAATAACGCTGTGCCTAACAAGGTCAAACAAGCGGACTTCATTAAGTCAATTTTCACGATGTATAATTTGTACACCGAGCAAGACAACGAAGTACCTAACAACTTGGTGTTAATGCATAGGGACGATTACTACGACGCAGGAGCGGAAATAGATTGGACGTACAAACTAGCAAAGGACAAAGACCAAGCGTTACAATTTTTGCCCGAACTGAGTGCAAAGAAATTAATACTCACTTACAAAAATGACAGCGACGACCCGAACAAAATATACTTCGAGGCGACTAAAGAGATCTACGGACAACTAGAATTTATATTCGACAACGAGTACGTCAAAGGAATAGACACGAAAGAAATAACCTTTAGCCCTACGCCAATTGGACAAAGCACGTTCAACGCTTACCTACCTTTATTGTCAGGTGCGCCAAAGGTAAACATACGAATACTACAAGACGGAGGGGAGGGAGTTTGTGACGCTTACAATTTATACAACTACGGAACAACGGGCGAGACCAACGTAACGACCTATCCAATATTTCACCATTGGGACAACCCGACAAACCCGACGTTTGATATTTTATTCGCACAGCCCGACTATATGTTTTACGAAGGTTACAGCATAACGAATAACAACCTATACAACCTTTACTGGAGACGTACGGTCAATCAGATAAACGTGGGTAAAATGTTGACGGCTTACTTTAACCTACGTGAAGACGATATCCAAAGCCTCAAACTAAACTCGAAAATACGAATAGACAATAGTTGGTGGACGATCAACAAAGTAATTGACTACGACTGCAACGCACAAAACCTTACGAAGGTGGAGTTGATGAGTGCAGACACGGAAATAGATTTAGCCCCATTTAAAAAAGGTAACGTCACCCCAACAACCGTAGGCGACCTATCTAGTCACACGGGCAGCATACACTTTGACAATTCATTTGTGGGGAACGTAGTACCGGGTACTTCAGTCAGTGCAATCTACGGACAAGGTAACGTAATACAACCGGGTGTAAACGGGATTATCGTAGGTAACAATAAGATGCTTGACCAAACAGGAATAAGTACGGAGCGGATAGCTGCGGACGTGGCGAACATTCGAGCGTTAAACTTGTCGGGTGGGCTTAAATACCCAATAACTAAAACAAACGTAAACTATTATATTAATACAAATGATTGCTTAATAGTTGGCGCAGGAGTTGATCTATATTTACCACCTTCAACTTTAGAGACACAAGGTCAAGTTTATTTTATTAAAAATGAAAGTGGCACAAGTACGGTTTATCCTTTCGGTTCAGATGTTATTGATTTAGTATTGACTTCGTATGTGTTGGCTGCATCTGACAGCGTTACGCTAGTAGATAACGGAGGTACAGGTTGGCTTATTATTTAACCAAAACACGAACACACTACTTATTGAATTATGCAAGGCTCATTCAAGATAAAATATAAAACCCGTTTTAAGCTACAAAAGGCTATCCAACGAACTATTACTCAAATAGGGTTTAATGAGTCAGGAGAGGGAACGGGAACGATGCACGATTCAATCCGTATTTCAGCTGCAACGGGTGACCTTAATAAATTATACGTTACAATCAACGCTATCTTTTACTATATGTTTATGGACAAAGGTGCGTTACTTACAAATGGTGGGGTTATTCGTCCGCAGTTCATAACACAAAAAGCTATTGAAAGCCCACTAGGTCAAGAATTTATTTCAGATGCAATAGGAGAGTACTTAGTTTGGATGCAGGCTAACTATCCAATTTTGGACGTGGCTACAATTAACGTAACACCTGACAATATCAAGTTAGAAATTACCTACAATTTGTTTGGTGCTGATGGCGGTAAGTGGAACGGAGAATTTGACTACGCTACTAATTGGAATAATTTTTAGTCCTTATTTAGTTGCAGTTCTTCGACCATTGACAGCATGTTAAACACGAAGATTAAATTAAGGTCAGTGACTGCGTCTATTTTTGTGAGGTCTTGATTCGACAAGTCGTAAAGTAATTTTTCCCACGACCATTTAGTAAATACCTTTTCTTCGGCTTCGGCTTTGAGGTCGTCTTCGTCTAGTTCGGTGTCCTCTTCCTCAATGATCGGGTTAAATAGGTTCTCGTAGCGTTTCTTAAAGTCGTTTGAATAGTCGATGTAATTCTTGACTGCGCCATAAACGTCGTTTATACTTACGTTGTGAAATAGTTCTTTGCGGCTCATTATACTATACGAATAGGGCTCAAAAATTAGGTTTCCCCACTCGTCCGACTTAAATCTTTTGTATAGTATACTAAGCAAAATATCGAAATTCTGCACAAATTGCACAGCATAATGTTCGAGGTCGATGAACTCCCCTAACGTAAGCCTATCCAACGGCTTTAACATTAAACCCTTCACCAGTTCTTTTGGCTTATTGGATGGCTCACGCTGAATAAAACTAACCTTTCGTGCAAGGTCAATTAGTTCTTCG